GACCAGACATAGGCTGGACGCCACAGATGTCATATGCAACGAGGTTAGGCATTGCGCGACGGATGAGGGAGATCATTACAGGATCGAAACCTGCAAGACCGCCAGTTTGAGTGCCGAGAGCACCGCTGGATAGTGCGTTAGCACCGATAGCACCAACAGTGTTGGATGCTTCGTTAATCATACCACGCTCTTCGCGTAGTTGCTTTTCTGTGTTTTCTAGCAGAACAGCGGTGACAGCCTTTCTATAGTTGTCCTTGATGGCACCAGCGCCTTCATGGGTTAGAACAGGAGACCACTTTTCTGATAGAGCTTCTGCGTTAAACATTTTTTGCTCCTTGGAAAATTAATTTAAGATCATTTAGACCAGCGATTGAGTGCGCTGAGGTATTGTGCCATTGCTGGATTTACCTCTTCTACACCCTCTACTGGAGTTTCATCGGCAACCTCGCTCTGAGGTGCAGCTGCTTCCTTGAAGTAAGACTCTTTGATGGTAGCAACCTTCTTAGAGAATGATTCTTCGGAAACGAACTCTAGACCCTCTGCGAGAGCTGCGAGTTTTTCTTTCTGAGTATCTGCGAGTCCTTCTGACACAGTGGAAAGAATATTGAGTTTTGCAGACTCATTAAGACGATTTTGTAGTTTCACATTAGCCTTAACCTGTTCGTCAAGACGCGATTCCATTTCACGAATAGATTCAGCCATACCCTCTACCACATCGACCTTCTCGTCGGGGATAGCGATATAGTGCTCTTCAAAGAGACCCTTGAGACCTGCAATGAAGTCTTCAGTGATCTCATTTCTGATTCCACGGTCAACAGCAACTTGGTTTTGCTCCATCCATTGACCGATGGCGTAGTTCACAGTGCCGTTGACTTCTTCTGCCATCTCGCTCTTAGCTTCAGCGAAATGCTTGTCGAATTCAGCAGCAAAGTGTTCTACAAGTCTGTCATACTCTTCAGAGATTTTCGCTTTGACAGCAGCCTCAAAAATGGTCTTTGCTTTCTCAGCGAACTCTTCAGAGAGTTCTGTGCCCTCAGTTAGAGCGGCAACATCAGCGGAAACATCGAGTGCTTCAAATGATGGCTTGATAGGATAAGTAATAGCAGGACCAGTGCTGGTTGCATATGCTGCATCTGCACCTACTGTTGGTTGCTTACCTTGATCGCCAGCGTCATTGATGCTTGACGTTTGTGCGGTTCCATCGCTGTATGCAGCTTTAGCACCGATAGGTGCTGCTGCTTTAGCGCCAGGATTCTCCTCGCCATCGTCGTCGTGCTCGTTAGGGAGTGTTGACGTGCCGCCTAAATCAGCAGCAGCCTTTTGTCCTGGAGCAACGCCAGGTTGAACGGTTGGCATAGGATCCTTGCCGCCTGCCTTAGCAGTTTGAACGTCCGAAACTTGAGTCGGATCGCTACCTGCACCAGGGATTACATTCGCGGAAACAGTTGGCATAGGGTCGCCAGCTTCCAGAATAACCTTTTGCTCGGTAACAAACTCCTCAAATTTTTCGTTTAACATGTCTGACATTTGAGTCTACCTCGTATTTCCGTATAATTTATTCTAAGATTATTTATGAATTCAAAGATTTGAGAGGAAATCCTCAAACACTTTGAGTGTCCTCGCTTCCATGTCGCGGCGTGTTGCCTCGCTCATGTAACGATGATATTTATCAACTTTTGCTTCCTTAAGAATTCCGTTATCCCAAACCCACTCTTTGCCTTCCATGATGCCGTTGACAAATGCATCTGGTGCGGAGGGATCTGCTACGATATCTGCTGCTGTTGTTAACATAAAGTCGTCCGCAACAACATTGACATCTTCTCTTTTTTCAATGCTTCCCATACCACGAGAAGAGACACCAAGTTGGACTCCTTCTCCCAGTAAAGATCTAGCAATGTTACCCATTGGAGTATCAAGAATCTGTGCCTTACCAATGAAGTTATTACCTTCAGCGCGGAGACTTGTGATTCTGTGTGACACTCTATCGAGATTGACAGTAGGTCCATCAGGGTGACCGAGTTCACCTAGAGCACGCTTCGATTTTACATACTCTTCGTTGTATCTCTCTACCTCGCGGTTGAGAACTTCGAATGGGTACATACGACCATTGCGGTTCTTTAGTTCTGATTGAAGAAATACTCCCTCAATGTATAGAAGTTTCTTACCGTCCTTCTCCTCAGTAAGGATTTGGACGCTTTCAATCTGTTCCGTTATCAGTTTCATCGGTAGTTTCCGTTTCGGTTGGTTCGTCAAAGAATGTATTCGCTACAATCTTTTTGTAGTCTGCCATAGCATTTGATGCCTTGGAAAACAAAAGATCGTGAATAGCATCAATGGCGGAAGCTCTATCGTTATCGTGGATTTTGTTAACGATATCTACCACGCCTTGTTCTTGATTATCAGTTTGATTTGTCATAATATTAATTCAATATCTTTTATTTATTATTTGACGCGGGTTTAGGCATTGCTTTCGCTTTCTTGATCTCTCTTTCCATCGATGCGTCTTGCGCTTCTGCGTCTCTTTCTGCAGCATCATCAGCTTGCTGTGCTGCAATTTCAGGAGCAAGCGCAGTGTTTGCTGCGGTAAGTTGATCCATAGCATTTGTTTCTGCAGGATCAATTGCAAGACCAGATGCAATCTCACCTCGCATCTGTTTATCAATTTCTTTAAAGTCGGAATCTTTCTGACCTAAGATATGACGGCGAACGTATTCGACAGAGAAATACTTACCAACGAATGGATCCATCTGAGTGACAGTCATCATTCTCTGGTTCATCATTTCAATCTCTTTGAGTTCGTTGAAATGATTGTCGAAGAGATAGTCATATTGGATATGCTCTTTCATATCCTCCCAATCTTCAGGAGAAATTACTCCTTTGAGGATGAGCTGAGTCTTGAGAATATCGTGGAATAGTTCGCTAAATCTTTTACGAAGTCTTCCGATGAACTTAGTAAACTTGAGTTCGTCACGGAGGACTTCAGTGGTTTTACCGAGGTTAAATCCTTTATTGTCGTCTGTGAGTCTAGAAGGAGGAAGATTGAGAGAGTTATAGAGTTTCTTCTTAAAATACTCAACGTCCTTAAGTTCGCCAAGGTTCTGTCCGCCAGGTAGAGTTGTGATCTCAGTGCCACGTCCACCCTCTCTGCGAGGTAACCAGAAATCCTCTAGCATACTCATATGCTTTTTGTCATCACGCATCTCGCCAGTGTTTGCGTCATACACTAGTTTATTGCGATAGCGAGACATCACATCGCGTAGGTATTGTTCTGCCTTTACCTTAGGCAAGTTACCAACGTCGATGTAGAAAATTCTACGCTCAGGTGCGCGAGACAATCTGTAGATAACAAGACTATCTTCAATCATTCTTAATTGATTGAGTGACTTGATTGCCTTATGAAGGAAACCAAGAGTCATTCTTTTATTAAGATCTTGCAATCCAGAAGGACAGAAAGTGATAGAATCCGTTGCCATCTTCACGCCTTGTGAAAGTGACATATCACCTACTGGACCCAGAACTCCACCTTTGTAGAATCCTTTTGGATTGTAAAGATAGTAATCAACAAACGTTCCGTATTCATACTCAAGCGCCGTGCCTTTAATTGCCTGGCGTGCTAGAGAGTCTTTCGGTTTGTTGTCAATTTTTTGACGGACCTTCTTGATCTTCATTGGATCAATATAACGAAGTTCCGTAATACCTTTCTTAGGATTATCTAGATCGATAACCTTATGATAATATAGTCTTCCGTCAATGTACCAAGATCTGACAATCTCATGTGCGCGATTGTCAAAGTTCAATAGGCGTTTGATGTATTCAAACTCATTACGAATTTTTGTTTTGATACCAGCGCCAACTGGCAAATTGTCGAGGTTAACCTCAACTGGAGAATCGTAAGCATCACTTACGATAAACTCATTTACAACTTCGTCCACAGCACTATCCACCTCAGGGTGAATTGCCATATCACGATAACGACGGATCATCTCAAACTCATTACGAGCTTGATTATCCGTATCTACATACGTTCCATAATACCCACCAGCGGCGACGG